CCGCTGCCAGACGTGAATCGCATCTTGCAGCCCCACCCGCCGCAGCGACTCTTGCAGCTCCTCGGTGGACGCCAGCGCATCACGCCGCGGATTCTTGTCCCATTCCACGACCTTCGTGAGATCGCCCCATTTGATGTATTTTTGGCTCATAGTGTTTCGCTTGTTTCCTTTCTCAGATTCCGGCGATGCTGCCCGCCGCGGTTCGTGTTCCCTTCCTGCGCCTCGGCGAAGACCGCCGACGCCTCGCGTGATTTGCTGAACCACGGCGTGAACGCCGCGCCTCCGCGATGCATCCGCGCACTCGCCCGGACGATCATGTCGTCCATCAGCGCCTTCAGCGCCGCGCTCGGCGCGCTGCGCTGGTTGCTCGCCTTCAGTTGCCAAAGCTCGCCCAACCTCGCCAGCGATGGCAGCACATCCTCGATCGCCGGATCACACTGCGGCCGAAACGCATACGCCAGCAGCGACACCCGCCGGCCGAGCAGCCGTGCCGAGTGCGCCACGCGGCCGTTGTCCGTCAAAAGCTCCACGACCTGCTGCCGTGTCCCCTCATCACAATCCTGCGCCACGCGCAGATCGTAAGTCCACGGCGTGATCGTCGCCCACTCCGGCACCAGCGGAGACGACGGCACCAGCCGCCACGCCAGCAGCGAGGCCCGCTTTCCCATGTCCTCCAGGCATCCGGCACCGATCACGGACTCACTCAGCACCGCCGCCAGCAGCCGCATCGCATCGCTGCGTCCGCCGCAGTTCAGGCCCCGCGCCCCCTGCTCCGCCGCCACGCGCTCGATGTGCAAGTTGTCGCTCATAGCAACCACCCCCATTTCTCCTCCATCCGCCGCGCCTGCTCCCGCATCCGCTCCTCGCAGGCCGTAATGATGTTCGCACATGCCATCAGGCAGCAGTTCGCCGACGCCTTTTCCAGCGACAACGTCATCTTGTCCGTCGCCGAGACATCCTCGCGCCCCAGCAGATCCTCAATCAGCCGCACCTGCTCCGACCATTGATCCATCTTCTGCCGGGCCTGCTGCAACGTCTGCGCGGGATAATCGCGCACCGCGCACGTCGCCGGGGCCGTGTTCCAGATCGCATTCACGCCGCACCCCCTTCTCCTTGTCCGGCCTTCTCATTGTCCAATGATCCAACCGAAAGCCCCATGCGCTCCCAGGCCCGCTGCTGCCGCTCCGCGCACAACTTCTGCTCATACTGCGGCACATACGGAATACACCCTTCGTCCTTCATCATTCGTCCTTCGTCATTCGCCGTAAAGCGGCGCTCCCTCATCGCCTCCATCCCCTGCCTCAGCCTTGCAATCACATGCCCCTCGTCAATGAGCACCGGCATGTCACACTCGACACCCGGCGCGACCGTCTGCTGCTCAAACTCAAACACCCGCATGTGAACACGCCGCAGCCCGTCATGCAGGTCGATGACGAAGCCATGCTTCGCCGGTTTCAAAATCTCTGCCCGTGGCATTTCATTCGTCGTCATCACGCATTCCTCCTTCGATTGATTTTTCCCGCGGCGTAGCTTTCGGCATGCAGCACATCCGCCCGCGAATACACCGCCTTCCAGCCCCGCGTGCCCTTGAGCGGCCGCAGGCCCCAGGCACGACACTTGCGCGCCAAATAAAACAGCCGCATATCCGCGTCCGCCGACTCGATGCCCCACCGCTCGCACAACTCCTTCGCCGTCAGCGGTGCCGTCTCATCAGGACCGCGGACACTCTTGTCCGACCCGCCAACTCGCGACTTGATCTCCCGCAGCTCATCGAGCACCCGACCCAGCATCTCCATCACTTGGGATGCCTCCAGCGTGTCACGCAAAACTTCCGCACTCATCACGCAGCCCTCCTTTCTCCTTGTCTGATGGTCTGATTGTCTCCCTGTCCTGCCCCACCCTCCAGCGGCATGACATACACCCGCGTGTGATTGCGATACACCACCGGCGGCGTCACGATCGCGCCCCGCGTCATGCGGCTCTGCACGCCCTTGATGGTCAGGTGCAGCTTGTCCGCCATGCGCAGCATCCACTCGCGCAGCGAGATCGCACCCGCCGGCAGTTTCCGCCGCTGCTCCTTGCGCTTCTCCTCGCTCAGCCGATGAATCCTCCGGCACTCCGGACAGCGGGAATGCCCCGGCTCGACCTGGCTCGAACACTCACGGCACAGCCCCGCCTGCTTGCGTGCGCGAAACCGCTCCCGCTGATACCTCGGCGATCCCGACACCGCGTCCGAGTCCACCTTGATCCGTGCTTGCAGCCCTGTCTCCACGAGCCGGATGCGATGCCTCACACTCTCAAAGCTCAGCGCCGAGATCAGACTGCGGTGCTTCGCCTTCGATTTCGCCACTCGCAGCAGCCAGCCCAGCCGCATCTGCACCCGCCCTGCCGTCGCCGCCGCCACCATGTCCATCAGCGTCGCGATGCCATCGCTGTGCAGCTCCTTCAGCAGCAGATCCGCCTCACCGCACTTCCCCTGCATCTCGTCAGGGTTCAGCGTCCACCACTTGGCCGCGTGCGTGATGGCCAGGTCATCCGTCAGCGAGTCCAGCATCGCCGCCGCCAGAATCCACTCGCTGTCGTTGATCGTCATCATCTCCCCGGCCTGCGCGCCCGTCATGCGCTCCGCATTCGCCCTCGGCAGCTCATGATGCCGACCGCTCAGCGCACCCACCGGCAGCACCGTCAGCCCATCACCCTTAACCCCTAACCCATCACCACGCTGCACACTCATGGCTTCACCTCCCCTTGTCTCATGGTCTGATTGTCTGATTGTCCGATGAACACTCCACTCTCCACCTCCATCACCCGCTTCGCCAGGATCGCCGTAATGACGACCCACCCGAGCCAGCACGCGCCCAGCCAAACGCACAGCAGCATCAGGTAATCCCCCATCCGCTGCGTCCGCCGATACCTCGTCATCGGCTGTGAAAAAAACGACTCTCTCGCCTTCATGCGCGACCTCCTTCCACCTTGACGCGATTAATATTCACCGGCAGCGCCGAGGCCTCCGTCAGCACCATCACCGAGCGTCCCTCGATGAATGCCGCGCCCGCCGTCCGCGTGCGGATCGTGCCCTCCGTCGTGCCCTCCGTCGGCAGCAGCAGCACCGGCGTCCCCGGCGGTGCCACGTGGTTAAACCCGGACTCAGCCGAGTAAAGATCATGCATGTAATCTGTGATCATACTGTGTCTCCTTGTCTGGTTGTCTGGTTGTCTCCCTACCTGAAAAAGTCCCGTCGCTTCCCCGCCGGGTGGTAGCTGCGTCTGGTGCTCGCCCGCCTCGGCAGTTCTCGGCTGCCGTCCCATCCGGTCGCTGTGTCCGCGCCTGGTGCCTCGACCCCGGCTGCCCGCCGGGAGGGAAAATCACGCGCCTAGCGAGCGCATGTGCCGCCACTCGCGCAGGCAGGCCTTAGCATTCGTCGCGCGCATCGCCCGCAGATGGCCGAATGCCTCGCGGCTGTCGGGGCATTGATGCATCAGCGACGCCGCGCGCGTCGCGCCGGACAAAAACAAGTCGAACATCAGCAGGTAATTTGCGGCTCGGGTCGGTTTCATAATCGGGTGTCGTCAGGGTTCAGGTTCACGCGCTCTTCAAATGCCGCTCCAGTTGCAGCCGCAGCCAGTTGCTCAGCGTCCGCCCGTCACGCTGCGCCGCACGGCGCGCGGCGCGTTGCAGCCCGGCCGGGCAGCGGAAGGTCAACATCGTCATTTCATCGCTGTCAGAGACAGCCCTCGCTCGTGGTGCAGTGTGTCGCGGCATCGTGTTTCGCATTGAATCGTATGACGAAATACAACAATGTATGTGTTAACGCAAGAAAAAACTAAATTTTTTTTCTTAACGGCGGAGGCTGGCGTTCATGTCTAAGCTGCCATCATGAAAACCAAATCAACCAGCACCCCCAAACGCCAGCGACGGCCTGAGAACGACCTTCTCACCGTCAGCCTGCCGAAGTCTCTCAAAGTCCAGCTCGCCGAGGCCGCGCGCCAGGATCAGCGCAGCGTCTCCAACTACCTTGTGCGCCTGCTCACACGCATCCTCTACCCCGACACCACCACCGCTGCGCTGGACGAAAAGCCGCGCGAGTATGGCACCGATCGCAACGGCGACTAAACCACACCACACCCTCAACAAAAAAGGCCGCTCATTGAGCGGCCTTTTTTATGTCTTCAATACTTTCGCGCATCGCGCTCCTCCTCACGTTTCGCCTGCTGCTCCGCCTGCCACAGCAGCCGGTCCAGCGTCTTGCGCATCCTGTCCACCTGCCCGCTCATGTGGATCACGTAGAGCGGCATCAAGATCGTTGCAATAATGATCGCCAGCATCACCACCAGCACAATCAAACCCGGCACAGTCGAAGTAAGGTCAATCATACCTCCAACCAAGAACCAAGAACAAGCCACCGTCAACACTATCACTTCATAACCCTTAACCCCTAACCACTAACTCTTAACCTCTAACTCACCCCCCCCCACCGTCGGCATCAGCGCAAAAAACCGCTCCGCCTCACCCCGCGTCTTCAGCGCCCGGTAATTCGTATGCAGCACATCCGCGCTCCGTTGCCCCAAGATCGCCTGCAACGCCGCCTCGTCCTGGTGCAGCGCGTAATGCATCGAGGCGAACGTATGCCGCAGCCCGTTGTGCGGCCAGCGTGGCAAGCCCGCCTGTTTCCAAAACTTCGGCCAGAGCACCTTCAGATTGCTCGGAGCCACCGGCCCCGTCTGCATCATCTCCTCCGTCCACCCGGCCGCCGCGATCCATGCCCGCATCTGCGGCGTCAGTTCCATGACGCGCCGCCGCCGCGTTTTCACCTTCGCCGCGCTCGCGATCACCGATCCACTCTCCAGATTGATCTCCTCCCACCGCAGCCGCTCCAGCTCCGAGCGCCGCATGCCCCGAAACAAACCAAGAACCAGAAACGGCATGAACCGCGGCACCTTGAGCCCCGTCATCAACAAGGCCTCACACGACCGCAGCGAAAGCACCTCCACCTCCGCCGGAGAAACCGTCACCTCCTCCAGCCCTTCGCATGGATCAAGGCCCGCATGCTTCTCAGCAATCGCCCATTTGAACAAACCGCGCACATGCCCCATCGCCTTGTTCTGCGTCGCCGGGCTCCACCCTTGCGACCTGCGCCACACCTTCAAGTCTTCGCGCGTCATTTCGTGCGCATGCCGCAGCGGAAACGCCCGCGCCAAAGCCCGCAGCACATGGCGGTAAGTCTGAATCGTCCGCACATCCCTTCCGAGCTCGATGCGGCTCCAGATAAAATCCTCCACCAGCGCAGGCATCAACTTCGGATGCCGCACCTTCAAGCCATGCTCCATGAAAAATTCCACCGCCTCGAGAATCGAAGCCCCACACGCCCGCAACCTCTCCCTCACCGCCAAAAACTCCGCCATCTCCAACGGCGACGCCGTCAGACCCAAGGCCCCGAGCCGTCGTTTGGTTCCATTCGCACTGGCCAGAGCCGCCTGAGCTTCCTGCTCCGTATCAAAAACCACCTGCCGCCTCCGGCCTTCCACCAGCCCATAATCCAACGCCCACTTTTTAGTTCCCGACGGATATTTTCGCTCACGAATGATCATGGTTTGCAATGCCCCGTTTGAAATTGAATTGGCGCTTCGCCATTGTGAGGCGGTTGCAGTTTTTTAATCCACCAAGACTCCATCTCAAAGCATTCCTGTGGAGCATACGGAATGACAAAAACGACGGAGAACGGAATCACACCGCGCTGCCGATGCCGAGCCACCCTGGCTGGAATATCCTGCGACATTCCCACGTAGAGAATCCTGCTGACTTCATCGCAGAGAAAATACACTCCTGACGTTGCGTGTGGCAGTTCAAAAACATGCGGATGGTCACGCAACTCACTGGGGCAAACAGCACCTGCTCGATAAGCACGCAGACGCACAATTTCACACTGAAGCTCGCCTAGTTTTTTGCTTTGCTCAGCCACGAGCTCACGCAGGCGCTCTTTTTCGCGGTCAATTTCCTCGATCGAAGCGTTGCGTCGAACATACCCGACCATGTTGGCTTTTTGCGCCTCCTCCTTTGTTCGGAAGGATTTTAAAATCCTTTTTCCATTCACAATTCCAAAATCAACCTGCCAAGAAATAGAACCTGACCGATTACGACGGCGGCGCATCGTCACCCCATGCGAATTCTTCATGCGCAAAACAGACCAGATAAAAAACTGGCGTCAATTAAAAACTCGTAACGCTGGTGACGTCTAAACCGTCTTTTCGCGTCTTTTCGAGTCCTTTCCCGCCCTTTTCTTCCCTCTCCACTCTCTAGTGAGAGTGGCGACCCCTACGAGAATCGAAGACTAGTTGGTGGCTTGTTTTTCAACGGACTCGGCGCAGAGGTGGCTTTTGAGTGACGGCGTGTTCGATTACTGAGTGGCTTGGAAATGCATGGCATCGCGGCCCCAGAAGGCACCGGCGGAGAGCCAGCCTTCGCGGCTGAAGGCTTCCATGACTTCGATCGGCATGGTGGCGGCGACGGGCCAGGCGATGTGGTTGCCGTTGGTGTCGGGGTCGAGATCGACGGCGGCACCGCGGGCGTGGAGGCTGGGCAGGCTGCCGCCGCGCATGGGACGATTGTTGTAGCAGCCAGCGTATTGAGCGAGGACGGACCGGGAGGGGCCGCTGGCGATTTCTTCGAGCACGCGGCGGAGGCTGGCGCCGACTTTGCCGTGGCAGCGGATGATCCTCACAGGCTTGCCGTCGTATTTGAGGCCGAGGTCGGCAACGTCGATGGGGACGAGTTTCGATTCGTCACCGGCGGCACTGTAGAACTTGGTGAGGCTGGCTTGATCGGATTTGGGCCACGGGTTTTTCGCTGGCATGAGGCTGCGCAGGTGGCGCTGGCAGGCGGCGATGCTGGCGGGTCCCCAGAAACCGTCGGGCTCGGCGCCGATGCGCTCTTGGAGGGCGCGGATGTCTTTGGGGTTCATGGGGGGCGGGGGAAGGTTAGGGGTGAAGGGTTAGGAGTTAGTGGTTAGGGGAGGACGCGCAAGGGTTGTTTGGCGCTGGTGGTGGGGCGGCGGAGTGCTTGGGCGGCGGCGGCGAGCTCGGGGTGGCCGATGAGGGTGGCGGCGGTGGCGTAGAGGGTGAGGCGCTCGTTACGGGAGAGACCGGCGATGTCGTGAGAGCAGGAGCAAAACAACACAGGCAGGCAAAGTAGAGTTTTCATGGTTGCAGGTCTATAGCGTCATTTGCCAGCAGCATATCTATAGTGGCCTCGAAACGCTCTCCAGGCTCGAACCAGGTCGAGTGACCGTAGGAGTGATTGCTGTGATCGTGGACGTGCGCGGGGAAAACGCGGGCAAATTCGTCGCCGCGGAGGCCGAGGCTGCCGTAGCCGAGGCCCAGGAGGCCGATGGCCTTTTTTGTGGTGCTGGCAAAGGCGAGGGCTTTGTCGTTGCGGGAGCCATAGATGTGAATCCGGCGCACGACGCGCGAGGCGATGGCACGGGCGAAATCTTCCTCGCACGCGGCGGGCGCGAACAGATGGACGGCATCGACTTTCACGCCCATGAGCAACACGCGGGCGATGAGGTCGCAGCCGTTGCTGTGGCCGACGAGGATGATGCGGTAGTCGGCGTTGCGATAGAGATTGATGCGGCGCATCAGCTCGTCGGCGCGTTTGGCCTGCCCCAGACGACGAAAGAGCGCGGAGCAATAGTATTCAAACTTTTCAGCCTTCACACCGTCTGGAGTGCGCAGGTTGAGCGCGCTGGTCATCTCGTCCGTCCAGGCATCTTGGGCGGATGGATTCGTGCGGATGCCGTTGATGCAGATCCAGATGGTCTTCATGGCTTTGGTCATTTCCCCTGCGTGGCGTCGCGGAGGGCGGAGAGGCTGATTTCTTCGAGCTTTTCGACACGGCGGGTTTGGAGCTGGCAGAGTTCTTCCATCTTGGCGGTGAGGCGTTCTTGCGCGTCGCTGAAGCGGTTCACGGTGTCGATGCCGCGACCCCAAACAGCTCGGAGGATGAGGACGATGAACGTGGCAAGGGCAATGATGAAGCCGATGAGAACGACATGCAGCGGCTGGATGGCGAGCTCGTCGGGCTCGATGACGGCGAGGTGGTGGATGGCGCCGATGATGGCGGTGGCGCAGGTGCCGACGGCGCTCACGAAAGCCCCGGCAATGCAGAGCGCGAGCTGGAGTGGCATGTCGTGATCGTGGAGCATGGTGGGAGGTGATGGGTTATGAGCTATGAGTTATTAGTTAAGGGCCGGTGAGCTTTTGGAGTTCGGCTTGTTTGGCGGCGATCTCGGCGGAGAGGGCTTCGCGTTTGAGGTCGGCGTCGGACTTTTGGGACTCGGCGATGAGTTTGCGGAGGAGTTCGGCTTTGGGGCCGTCGCCGGTTTTGAGTTCCTCGGTGAGCATGGTGTTGAGGACGGTGGAGATGCGGGCCTTCAGTGCGTTGCGCTCGGCCTCGGCGGTGGCTTTGTCGGCGATGAGGTCTGCTGCCCATTTTTCGAGGGCAAGCTGGATGGCAGGGGCGAGCTGCTTGTTGTTGGCGATGGCGTCGGCGGGTTTGCCGTAGTCGGTGCCATCGACGGTGACACTGGTGACGTTATTGACCACAATGACGGGGTCGGACGCGTGGAGCGCGGTGATCGCAAGAGCAAAGGCGGTGAGGATGAGGATGATGTGTTTCATGGATCAGTGTTGAATAACGGTGGCGCGAAAGGTGCCGCTGGCGGGATTGATGTTGCCGATGAGGTTGTTGTTCATGAAGCGCACAGTCACGGTGTCGGCGGCGCTGACCCAGGCGCGGAAATCACACGAGCCCGCCGGATGCGAGGCGTTGACGATGCCGAGCACGACGACGTTGCCATCGACGGCACCAGTGACAGTGATGGTGAGATCGGTGGTGGCCTGCGGGGCGGTGTCGGCAAAGTCGAGTGTGGCGGTGGCGGTGAGGACTTTGGAAATGGCGCTGCCGCCGCTGCCGATGGTGAACCCCGAACTACTCACCCGAGCCTTCTCGGTCGAGTCGTAAACGAGGATCATCTCGCGAGCGCTACCACCACCGCTACCTTTTTGCGTGCCGACACGCCCGACGTTGCCAGACCAGTCGAGCACGAGTGACTCGTAGCTCGTGTCATTAGTGTAAGTGTTGATGACATGTAACCCTTGCGCCGTGGTGGTTGTCACGCCGACCAACATGGTCTTGGCCGCTGCCAGATTTGTGAGGCGTTGATTGTTTCCGAACCAGTAACCTTTGCCGCTGGTGTTGCCACTGATCCAAAAGCCTGCCTGGTCATAGTCTATACTGCTGCCCGCCGAGGACCCTTTGAAACTACCCGCAAACACCGTGGCGCTGAAGGTGAAATTCCCCGATCCCATGCTACCAGCGATCACGCTGGCGGCTGGTAGGCCGGTGGCATTCGTCAACACGAGTGCCGACGGCGTGCCGAGGGCGGGCGTGGTGAAGGTCGGACTCGTGGTCATGGCGACGTTGCCGGTGCCGCTGATGGTGTATTCGCCGACGACGCCGCCGTTGTTGTAAAGCACGCGCGTTGTGCTGCCGCTGGTAATAGTGGTCGAGCCGATGGTGATGCCGCCGCCACCGGCGGCGGGTGCCCAGGTGGTGCCATTCCAACTCAGGACTTGGCCGCTGGTGGCACCGCCCTGCGCGAGGTAGCCGAGACCGATGGCGGTGCCGTTCCAGGTGCCGCTGGTGATCGTGCCGACTGTGGTGATGGCGGTGAGGTTGCCGGTGCCGATGAGCGTGCCGCCGACAGTCGGCAGCGTGAAGGTTTGAAAGGAGCCCATGCCATCGCTCGGCGAGATGACGGCCTGCACGTTGTCGGCGGCTTCGAGCTGCAACACGCCGGGCAGCCACCCGCCGCTGTTGATGCGGTGGATGGTGAGAGCACGCGAGATGTCGGCCTCGCCAAAGCTGCCAAAGATCATCACCTTGCCGCCATCGGTTGTGTAATTGCCGCCGGTGCTGGTCGCCAGCGTGGCGGCGGTGCCGAGGCCGAGATTCGTGCGAGCCGTGGCGGCGCTGGTCAGGTCGGAGAGGTTGTTGGTCGTGACGAGGGCGTTTGTGATGCCGTAGCCCGAGAGCGTGGTCGGTTTGCCGCTCAGATCAGAGAACGCCCCGCCGAAGGGCGTGATGGCGGCGGGGATTCCGGCGGTCTGGCCGATAACTTGACCGTTGCTCAGCGTGACGCCGTAGCTGGTGAAGCCGGAGGCACCGCGCTTGCGGAGCTCGTATTGGCCGACGGTTTGGGCGGCGGCGAAGGTGGAAAGAAGGAGGAGGGGAAGGAAAAAGCGGATCATTGGGAGACAATGGGACAATCAGACAATGAGACTGGGAGAGACTTAGGCGGGAGGTTCGCCGGTGTTGAGGCCGATGTGGAAAACGGTGCCGGAGGTGTTCACGAGGCGGAGGTAGCCGCTGGCGGTGATGGAGGCGGCAAAGGGTTGGAAATCGGGCGCGGCGTCGGCGGTGCGCAGCCAGGCGTTTTCAATGGTGACGGGGATGGTGACGCGTTCGACGGTGGCGCTGATCGTCCACTCGATCTCCAGAGCGGCCTCGACGCTTTCGTTGTCATCGAGCAGGGTGCGCAGGGCGGTGGAGTCCACGCTGGCCCATTCAAAGTCGTAGTAGTCCGCGCCGGTGGCGGTGGCGGCGGAGAGGAGGGCGAGGACGGAGCCGCTGGGCTCGTATTTGTCCTTCAGCGCGACGCGGAAGGTCGGCGAGCCGCTCAGAAGCGCGGGATCGTCACCGGGGGCGAAAAAGTAAACGCGGAGGCGCAGATGCGTCTGGAGGCGCGGTGTGATGACCGGCACGGCGACGCCGGTGGCGGAGGCGAGAGCAGTCTTTGTGCTCGTGTTGACATAAACGTCGTATTCCACGCGGGGGAACGCGTGTCAATAAGGCCAGAAGAGCCGCTCGGCGGCGATGCCGCGGAGCACCTCATCGACTGCGACGTCGATGGCGAGATGCATGGTGCTGGGTCCCATCTCGTAGTCTTCATAGTAGGGGTCACCGCCGAGTCCGTCATCAAACGCGGCGATGATGCGCACCGGCACGGGCACGACTTTGAGATAGATGTCCAAGGTGTTCGGGCCGGTGATGGCGGTGCCGCCGGGGAGGGCGGCCTGGGGCGCGCCCTTTTCCGGCACAAGGCCGATCTGCACACCATCACCGACGTCGCCGGGCCAGTCCTCGAGCACACCGGCCCGTTGCCATGTCGGTAACTGCTGCAAAGCGCCGTTCGTCTGCTCCGGCGGCGGGACGACGGTGACGTCGCGATAGTTGACCGGAGGAGGGACGGTCATGGCTTACGAGATCCAGAAGGACGCGGCGACATTGCCTGCCGTGGCGTCTTTTTGGTTGAACTGGAAACTGAACGGAAACCATGCATATCGCTCCTCCAGTCCGCCGCCGTCGCCATTCCATGTGGCGAGGAGGATGTAGGCGGCGGTGTTCGTGTTCACCGGGCAGCCGGTGGTGTTGATGTTGATCGCTCCGCTGCTGATGCTGCCGCCGACGACGTATCCGTCCACGGTGGACGCGGTGAAGTTCACCTGCAGGTAGATGTAGTAGAGCGTGTCGTTCGGCGCGTTCAGCGTGGCCTCGGCGACGACGTGCGCGCCGCCGCTGTCGTAAACGGTGCCGCCGCTGACGACGACGGTGTTGTCATCGCCCGCGCTCGGGGACCAGTTGCCGCGGAAGGTGCCGCCCATGCCGCCGCCCTTTGTGATCGTCTCCAGTGCGAATCCGCCTGTGCGCGGCACGACGCGGATGGATGGCGAGGAGATCGGCGTGCGGTCCCGGATCGCCTCCGACAGCGCGGTGATGTGCGCCGCGGCAATGGTCTCGCCGGAGCGCGGTCGGGGGAGAGGGGAGGAGAGGGACATGGAGGGGTTAGGGGTTAAGGGTGATGAGTTATGAGTTCGGGGTTAGGGGGTGATGAGTTAGGAGTAGAGGCCGTTGTCCCAGCCGAGACCGCCGCCGGAGCTTTCCCACTCGGTGACGAGCTCGGTCCATTTGTTGCCGGCATATTTCCCGCGGTAGCCGATGACGAGCCAGTTTTCACCGGCAGGGATCGGCGGCGCAGGCGCGCCAGGGTCGCTGATTTTGCCGATGCGAGGCAGCGGGACGTCGGACGAATTGAACTGCGTGCGACGCAGCGAATAAAAGGCGGCCTCGTAGCTGGTGATGCCTTCCAGCTCGATCAGGTTGGCGCATTGATTCGCCAGGCCGCTGTTGGAGAGGAATCGGCGGATCTCATTGCCTTCGCTGTCGATGAGGCCGAACTGGATCATGGCGGCGAGCACTCGCTTGTCCGAATCTGAAACGGTGGCGTAGCGAGGATGCCGGATCAGTGACACGGTGCGCAGCTTCACATCCAGCTCCCAGGTCTCCGAGCTGCCGCCGATGCCGACGGCTCCGGTGAGGTCGCCGGGGTTAACTTGGGTGTTGTCGGTGCCGCCGCTGTAGGTGTATTGCACCTCGGCGAGCTCGCCGGGGAGGTAGCGGATCTCGATGTTGGACAGCGTCGTGGTGATGTCGTTGACGGTCTTGAACTCGCCGAGCAGGCGCAGATTGCCGCGATCCTGCGCATCCTCGCGCTTCATGGTCACCGTCTCGATGTGCGAGATGGTCTCGCGGGAGATCGAGGTCGTGGCTTCAGGCTGGAGGCTGGCGACGGTGCCGCGGTGGGTGGCGGGCATTTTAGAGTTAGGGGTTAGAAGTTAGAAGTTAGAGGTTATGAGTTAGGGGTGAGAAGTTAGGAGTATTTGGGGATGAGGTTGAGGCGGCGGATGGTGGCGTCGATGGACTGGAGGAGGCTGGTTTGTTTGTCGCCGGTTTGGGCGACGCGGCGGAGGGCGGCGGTCTGGCGGGCCATCTCTGAAAGCTGCTTGCTGCCGTCGGCACGGAGCGGATTGAAGGCGCTGCGGCCGGTGCTGGTGTCCATGTCGCCGCGCAGGCCGCCGAGGGCTCCGGCGAAGGCCTGCGTGCGGGAGAGGCTTTGTTGAGCGCGTTCTTTGAGGCGGTTCGAGATGGCGTCGATGGTCGGGGCCATCTGAGTCATCGCCGCGCCAAAAAAGCCGGTGACGCGGCCGAGGAGATTTGGGCCGGTGGGGACGACGGGCTTGCCTGCTTCGCTGCGGGCGATGGCGGCGGTGGAGAGCAGACCGCGCGTTGTATCCGAGATGTTAAGACCACCAATGCGCGCAAGTTCGCGAGCCAGGTCTATCTGCCGCTGCATTTCATCAGCTTTTTGCTTTTCCCCTGCAATGCGCATCCGGCTGACTTGGATCTCTTGAATGGCAACACTTGCAATTTGCGACTCAATGCGCTGGCGAGCTTCTGCAGCGGCAAAAGCCTGCTCTTCGGCTTGTTGCATTCTTTCGCTTAATGAGGGACCGCCGAAAACTTGAGCGATAGCATCAGTCAAAGTGCCACCAGCGGCGACTTTGTTCAGATCCATTTGCTTCGATGAACGACGATCCACCACTGTTTCCAGTGATTGAGCCAAACTCGAAACATCCGCGCCCACAAGATCGCGGTTGAGTTTGGTGAAAAAAGCCGTTTCAGCGGCCTCCGCGTCTGCAAACGCCTTCTTGGCGTTTTCAGCCATGGTAAAAAACGCGCCACCAATAGCGATGACACCACCCGCAATCGCGCCACCGGCCCCAAACGCGGACAAAAGCTGCGAGCCCTGCTGAGCGAGCACCCTGGTCACACTTGTGCCCATCTGGAGCTGCACGGCGATGTCCTGCACCTGCATGGAGACACCGCCGAGGCTGCGCATGAGGCCGCCATTCGCGCGAGTCATCTGCTGCGACGAGCGCGCGACTTTGTCTGGCAGTGTGGCGACGACGGCGTCGAACTGCGTTACATCGGCACCGATTTGGACTTGGACGGACATCTAGTGTGGGAGTGGAGTCAAAGGGGAGTGTTAGGAGTTAGGAGTTAAGGGTTAGGGGTGAGGAGTCATGAGTTTTACAGGTAGGCGTCGAGATCGGAGAGGACGGCATTTGCTTTTGCTTTGAGATCGGAGAGGTTGACCTGGGGGCGATTCGTGAAGTAGCATTTGACGCCGTTGCGGCGGAGGTCGGCGTGGATGAAGCGGAGGAGGCGCAGGAAGGGCCATGACCACGAGACCACGTCGGGGTCATGCCCGCAGCGAACAGCGGCCCATGTGAGCGACTCGAGCCAGGGAGGATCGTCCGAGTCGTCTAGGTCAAAGGGACGTCGCCGGAGTCAGTGGTGACGAAGGCGGCGTTGACGGCGGTCAGCGATTCATTGATCACGGTGAAGACGGGGGCGAGGTCGGAAGGGGAGACGTGCCACAAGTCCACCTTGGCCTGCTTTGCGAGATCCTCGGGTGTGATGGCGGTGACGACGTCCAGCGAGGCCGAATGAACGATGCGCCACATGACGGCCGCGTGGAAGCGGTCGCGCTGGTCGTTGCTGACGAGTAGAGTAAAGAAGTTGGACCGTTGGAGGAGGTCGTAGGAAGCGGCGGAGAGGGGGCGCATGGGGGGCGTGAAGGGTTAAGGGTTAGGAGTGATGAGTTAGATGTGGTATTCGATCATGCTGGCGGCGTGCGGGAGCATGGCGTGCTGGTGGAAATGATTGAGGTAGGAGGCGAGGCGGGCGGCGGCGGGGCGGGTGAGGATGAGGTCGCGGGTGCGGGTGTCGCGTGGCCACAGGATGACGACGGGGGAGCCGTGGGCGTGGCTGAGTTGCCATTCATGCTCGCGGCAGTCGTAGAAATCTATACCGGTCGAGTGATCACCGGCATGAACGACGGTGAGGTGAGGGTGGAGAGGGGTGTTCAATGACGAAATCAGAATGCGGAATGCGGAATGCGGAGTGCGGGATTGGCCATTTGGGTTTCGTCATTTCACTTCACCGTAACGCGTTCACGAAGGCGGTGTGATGCCGGCGGATCTCGGCGCGGGCGGCGGCGGCTCCGGCGTGCCAGATCGCGGAAGCGAGGCAGACGTCGGTGTCGTGGTCGGGGATGCTGACGGTGATGTCAGGAAAGTCCTTTAGCGTGAACTGTTGGAATCCGCGCAGGTCGGCGTCTTCGCCGAGGGACTCGAAGCCGAGGGCGTCGAGGAGTTCTTTGGTGGTTTCGTTCATGGGGCCGAACCGCTTGAGTTAAGGGTTAGGGGTGATGGGTTATGAGTTTAAAACCCGGCGCGGCCCCAACCAAAAGACCGCGCCGGGTGAACCACGCAGCAAGGGCATGCGCTGCGCTTGTGCGGTTCAAAGTGTCAAAGGCTCCGGCGCGAGCGTGTGCTGCGCGTCGTGCCGGTAAGTGTGGAGTATGCGGGGGATGTGGTGACCGCGCTGCGCGTGCAGCCGCGCCTGGGCGACCCATGTGAAATCCTCGCCGTAGTTGCTGTCGAGGAACTGGCAGTGCCTCACCTTGCTGCGGCGCCAGGCGCAGACGTGCCACGCGCCGCGGGTGATGCGTTGATCATCGGGCCCGTCGAGGATGAGCTTTTCGTCCTTGGCACCGGCTTGGAAGACGACGGTGAAGGGTTTGCCGTTGTAGATGGCAGCTTGCTCGAAGGTGATCACATCGGCCTCCGGTGCGGTGAGAATGGCGGTGACGAGACTGCCAACGTAATCGGCGGACACATCGTCGTCATCGTCCACGAAGGCAATGAACTCGCCGCGGGCGGCATCAAGAAGGGACTGGCGCTTGAGGCCGATGGAGCGCGCGCGATTGTCTAGCAGCACAAGGTGCTCGACGGCACCGGGCAGATTCAGCTCGGCGATCTGCGCCTCGATCTTTTCCCGCAGCGCGTTCGTTTGCGCGGCACGGCTCCAGACGGAGGGTGTGAGGATGGAGAGGTGGGGGGGCACGGGTTAAGAGTTAAGGGTTAGGGGTTAGGGGTTATGAGTTAGGGGGCACGGTGCGGACTTTTTGGCCGGTGAGGTGCTCGTAGATGGCGGCTCCTTCGGCGTAGCGTTCGGGGGAGTTGTGGGCGGCATAGATTTCGTCCCAGCCTTGGCCGTTGTTGAAGAAGGGGTGGTGGTGCTGGATGACGATGTGATTTGCCTGGATGACGACGTCGTCGCGATGGGCGAGCCAGGAGTGGTAGTCGTCGCTGAAGACGCTCTTGAACTTGGGATGCAGGAAGAAACCTTGCTCCTTGTATCGCAGCCGGTTCATCACGGCGATGCAGAGGAGGTCGTCGGTGCGGTGGCCGTCGCTGACTTTGAGAACGGCGGGTTGAAGGGTGAGGTATTCGCCGAAGGCCTGTTCGATCATCACGTCCCAGCCCATGGGCGGCTCGAAGTCGTCGTTGATCTGCACGAGGATCTCGCCACACGACGCGGCGGCGGCGAGATTCCAGGCACCGACGCTGGCCCCCTGCCCCGTCTGGATGACGTGACGGTAAACGGTGAGCGGGATGCTGGGCTCGTCGTCGAAGTCGATGGCAAAGATGTGCTCGACGCGGTCAGGATGCGTGGCGCGGTTCAGCCACTGGCGGCGCGCATCGGCGGCCTGTTTCGGACGACCTCGGGTGGCGTGCAGCAGCGTGATGACGGGATGCGATTGCGCTTTGAGATGGTTGATCTCGCGCACGTCGGCCTCCTTGAATCGCAGATTGGCACGCAGGGCCATGCCGTGGAGCTGGACGCCGAGATAACCGTAGTATTTGCCGCGGCGATTCCAGATGTATTCAGGCGGCTCGCTGAGGCCGAGCATGGCCTCGGCATACGAAAGCGCGGCGCGTGGATTGCCAAGGCGCAGCTTGCAGTTCACCATCTCGCCAAAGGCCTCGCGGCGATACGGCACGGCGTTGAGTGCCTGAAGCAAATACTGCTCCTGCGCGCGCGGATTCGTGCTGACCTGCGCGATGTTGATCATGAGCTCGTAGGCTTCGTCCGGGCCGATGTCGGGATGCTTGAGTGCTTGCTGGGCAATCTTCACGCCTTCTTCAATGCGTCCGACGTAGCGCATCGACTGCCAGAGGTGGAAGAGATGCGAGAGTGTGCGTTCCGACTCGGGGATGCTCTCCAGAATGCGCAGGTTGCGCTCGTTGTTCGGCGTGCGGTCGTTGTGCGTGGCGTGATGCCACTCGGGCGACTCCTGCACGATGACGCGCGGCGAATCCATGCTCACCTTGAAGCTCTCATGGATCGGCGAGACCCAGACACCGCAGCCACGGCGCAGAATGCGCTCACGCAGCACGCAAAGCTGATCTTCCGGCACGACATAGGGCAATGTGACGACATCCGGCCGCTCGGCGGCGATGCGTTTGCGCAGGGCCTGCCATTCATCCAGCGTGCCGCCATAGACGTCGTCCGTGTCTGCCCAGGCGATGTAATCGCCGGTGGCGAGCTTGAAGGCGAGATTGCGAGCGGCGGCGAAATCATCGACGTGGGACCATTCGGCATGCTCGGGCTTGTTGCAATACTCGGCGGTGATGCAGCCGCGTTCGCGGGCGATGTCGAGGCTGGCATCGGGGGATTGATTCCCGATGGCGCGCACGACGACGATCTCGTCGAAGAGCGAGCCGAAGGAGTCGAGGAAGCGCGGCATCCAGTGCGCGACGTTTCCGGCGATGATGGCGAGGCTGATTTTCATGGGCGCTGCAAAATGACGGTGATGCTTTCTTGGGTGATCCGAACTTCCATTTTCACGCCATTATCCGAGGCGATTGAAAACCACTTTTCAGGGACAGGAATATCCCACTGCATTTGAACTGGGATACAGCGCGGTTTACCACCTTCTACCGTGCGCAGGCCTTTTGCCTCCAGGGTGATCGCCCGTTCAAAGGCATTCAGTATTTGCTCAACTCCGCGCTCTGATAGATCGCGGGTGCTGGTGATGACGTTGGTGATAGGTTGGCTCATAAGACAATAAAAAACCCGCGCTGGCTGGTGCTGCCAAACGCGGGCGGGACGAGTCCCAGAGTGAAACCGCAGGCTGCGAGCACCATTCGCAGCCTGCGGGATGAGTGCGCCGATCAGGTGGTCGGCGTGGTGAAGAGCTTCACCGCACCGGTGACGGCGGCGGAGTAGCCGAAGAGCACGTGGGTGTTGATGAACCACTTGCCCGCGCTGCGGTTCCAGTGACGGGTGTAGAGCATGGAGATGCCGCTGTCGGCATCGACGAACTGCTCGAACGACGCGTATTCCTCGGCAGGCAGGTAGTTGCCGAGATTGCGCATCGCCACGGCGACGCCTTCCTTGCCCGCGCAGAAGCCGATCAGCGAGATGCTGTTCGTCGGCAGCACGTCGCTGGCGTAGATGTCGAAGCCGAGCAGGTGGCCGAGCTGGCCTTCCTTGATCGCCATCGCATCGCCGCGATTGAGCGCAAGCGTGATCTTGTCGTCGCCGAGGAGGGCGGCCTCGACGTCGGTGTTGATCACCATGGCTTTGGTGCCACGCACACCGGCCTGCAGCATCTTCTGACGCGCGGTGACGAGCTGCGCACGAGCGTAATTCGCGGAGGCGGTGGTGAGGATGGCGTTGCCGAAGTTCGTCGTGGTGAGCACGCTGAAGACGTCTTGAAGCAGCTTGTTCGCCGTGGCATTGGCGAGCTGCTGCGCGAAGCCTTCGAGGCGGCGGGCATTGGACGAGTCCGCGATCTGCTGCGGTGTGAGATCGACCGGGGTGATGTAGCGTTTGTCCATCGTGACCGTGATGGCCGAGATGGTGCCGCCGGTGCCTTCATAGGCGGACGCGCCCTGCACAAAGGACGTGCTGGTCACGTTGCCAAAAAGCGGGACGACCACGGCGGAGCCGGGGGCGACCACTTCGGAGGAGATGTCGGTGCTGAAGACGTTCAGCGGGAGGAGGATGTCGGTCAGTTGATCGAAGATCGTTTGACCGAAGAGGGTGTCATTGAAAAGAGTAGCCATGGGGAGTTAGAAGTGAGGAGTTAGGGGCGGAGTTAGTTTTGGCGGTGGAAGCCTGCGGATTTGATGGCGGCTTTGTGCTGCTTGAAGAAGGCGCTCCGCGCGGCGGGATCGGTGATCTGCGCGAACTGCGCGGCGAGGTCCGACTCCGACTCGGCCACCGGAGGCGGCAGGGTGCGGGCGGCATCGGGACGCAGTCCGTGAGACGCGGCGATCTCGGCGGCCTGGGCGGCGAGGGTTTTTTCTTCTTCCTGCATCTTCGCGAGCTCGGCGCGCAGTTGGGCGACCAGCTCGACGGAGGACCGGAGCGTGGTGTTGGCGGCTTCGAGTTCGGAAATTTTGGCGAGCGCGGCGTCGCGCTCGGCGGTGAGGGCCTCGACCTGCGCACGGGTGGCGCGGGTTTTCTTCAGCGTGGCCGTGGCGGCGGCGAGCAGATCGCTGTCGCTCATGTTCGCGGCGGGATCGGCCTCGGCGGCGGGCGTTTCATCGGCGGGCTCAACGGCGGGAGTCTCGGAAGCAGGCGCGGGCGTTTCTTCGACGGCGGCGGCGGCCTCGGGAGCGGCGGCGGGCGTTTCTTCAGCGGCCTGGGGAGCGGCGGGAGTGGATTCGTTTTCCATGCTCGGCAGCGCGGTGTCAAACAGCGCACGCGGGGCATGCGCGAAGCGGGAGCCGAAGGAGACGGAAGCGGCGAGGGCGAGCGTGTCGCTGACGCTGTCCACAAAGCCCTTCGCGGCGGCTTCCTCGCCGGTGAGCCAGGTCTCGGCGTCCATCATTTCCTCGATCTCCTCGGGGTCGATGCCGGTGCGCTCCGTGTAGGCTGAAACGAGCGAGCCTTTCAGCTTGTCGAGAAGGTCCGCGAGCTCGCGCATGTCGGCGCTGTCACCGAAGGCCATGCCCGACGGATTATGGATCATCAGGTAGGCATTCCGCGGCATGGTGACCGTGCGGCCCGCCATCGCGATCACCGAGGCCATTGAGGCCGCGAGGCCTGCGATGGTCACATCGACATTGCCGCGGGACTTGAGCGCGTTGTAAATGGCAAGACCGTCGAAAACCTCACCGCCGGGAGAGTGGAGGGATAGAGAGATCGCACGCGCAGCCGGAATGCTGGCGAGTTCGCCGAGGAACTGTTTCGCCGAAACGCCCCAGGCTCCGATCTCGTCATGGATCGAGACCTCGACGGGAGCGGAGTCGGATGTAGCGGCGCGGATGGCATACCAAGAACGGGGAGCGTGGGACATGCACGGGCGCGCATGTCAAAAGAGCATCAAGGCATCGCCGCCGTGGCGGGCGCGGCCTTGGTGGACCAGTCGGGCATCAGATCGGCGAGTCCGCCGGTGAGGCCTTTTTGCGCGGCGACGGCGGCGGCATGCGCGATGATCTCGGCCTGCAGTTCGATGCGTTCTTCCCAGTCGTTGCCGGCCTCGGCGTAGAGATCCGCATGCGTGAGCGCGCCGACTTTGAGCGCGGCGATTTTTCCGCTGAGTTCGCGGCCGCGATCGATGGTGAGGTCGCTGCATGGGATGGCGATGTGTGTCCACCACTCAGGATCGTCCGGGAAGGGCAGCGCGCCGCGGGCCATGTCCGTGCCCATGACCCAAAAATAGTGCGCCTGGACGGCAGTGAGCAGGTTCAGCAGCTCGATCTGAATCCACCGCTGAAGTTGTGCCATGTGAAAACGCACCTCGGGGCCACCGGCACCGAGGATGGAAAAGGTGACGGACGGCGGCAGGCCGATGCCGAGGCTGATCTTCGAGAGCAGTGACTTGTTGAACTCGCGCTCATTCGGGCCCGGTTGATCCGACTCGACGACGCCGAAGTCCTCGCCCTCCTCCAGCGAGCCCAGGCCGGTGCGTTCGGTGACGGCCTCGACGGAGACGAGATTTTGCTGCGCCGCGGTGGTGCCGTCGGCGTTTGTGCTGGTGACGTTGCTTCCTTCTTCGACATGCGGGGCCTGATAGACGCCGAGGCCGAACGGCTGCGAGTTAGCCTTCTGGCGTTTGCGATAAATGCCGACGAACTGGCGGCGTTTGATGCCGAGTTTGGAGTCCAGGTCGATCTCGATGATGTCGTGCAAATCATTGATGGCATGCGTGAGGCGCGGCATCGGCCGCACCTCGGCGCTGTCCTGAAAGTCGCCGTAGTAGATGGCGTCAGAAGCGCGAATGGTGGTGCCTTTTTCGCTGCCGTCGAACTTCGACACAAGATTGTAGCCAGTGTGCGCGCGAAACTGGTCGTAATAGACGCCGTCATGGAAGCCGGCTTTTTCCTCACGTGAGCCGCTGTCGATTTGATGGGAGCCGTAGAGCAGCACCTGTCCTGCGCCGCTTTGCGCGTAGGAGAGGGCCGTGAGCACGTCGCCATCACGCAGCGCGGCACGGGAAAGCGCGATCTGCCAGCGTGCATGGTTGAGCTTGCGTGCCGCGTCGAAGACGGCGGGCGACTTGATGCGGTTCTTCCAGTGCCGGTCGGCGATTTTGTTCCAGGCTTTGTCTTTCGTCGCAGGCTGGAGCGTGTAGTAGCCGATGAGGTTCGCGAGACCGTTTACCAAAAAGCGAGCGTAACCGTCATTGTAGCAAAGCCAGCGCGATTTCCGCAGGACGGTCTTGCGATTGCCACCCGTGAGCACCGCGCCCGGATCGAGCGGCGCGAAGTTCATCTGCCCGCGGTTCGGCGTCCACCGCGCGGCCTCGACGCCGAGGTAGTTCAGCACATCCGCCGGCCGCGAGGACGTGCCCGTGGCGCGCTGCAGGTGCATCTGCGCGGCGTGCTGCTGCTCTAGGGCGCGGGCTTTTGCGCGCTGGCGGGATCGGTGGCTGGACACGGGGGGAGGTGTGATGAGTTAGAAGTGAAGAGTTAGGTGGATGTGAAGCGCGTCGAGAAATCGAGCTTCACGCCGTTCGCGGGCGTGGCGCTGTGGCCGTCGAGGTGGTTCAGCGCGGCGCGGCATTGGGAGAGAAATTGTAGACGCTCGGCGGGTGAGGCTCCGACTTGGAAGGTCGTGCTGTGATTCTCGAATGAGACGGCAGTGACGATGGTGGGCTCGCGCACGTTCGCGAGATGCGCCCGAAACACGGCATCTCGCGCCTCGATGATCGAGGCCCGCGTGCATGTCTCGGCGAGAAGTCGGACGATTTCGTCAGTCACACGCGGGCGCGTGAGTCAAACGGGGGACCGCGCTGCGCGCGGAATGAGGAAGGACGAATTACCTCCCAAGCGTGCGCAGAATGGTGTCCGTGGTCTTTTTATCGAGGTCGCTTGATACCAGGCCAAACTTCCCGCCGCGGCCGCGGACGACGTAGAGGCCGCACTGCTGTTTGATGTGATCCACGGCGGCGTGGTGGTTCATGAACGCGCAGCGGATGTAGGCGAGCGGATGCTCGGGGTGGCCTTCGTGCCACTTGGGATCGTTCCAAGCGGCGATCATTTCGGCGGTCTTGTATTTGCCGCAGCGGCTTTCCCGCTCCAGATACCAGGTCTGGCGCGGGGAGCCGTCGGCGGTCTCGCCGGTGTAGAGCTTTGGTCCGTCAATGGGCGCGATGCCGAGCGCGGTGAGAGCGGCGAACAGGCGCGTGTCGTTGATGGAATGCGGACGCGCGGAGTAGGTGCCGGAGGGCTCGGACATGGGGATCTAGGGCGGGTGAACCGTTAAGGGTTCGGAGTTAGGAGTTCTGGGCTCCGTTAGGCACCGAGATCGGCGAACGGAGAGGCCCATAGCTGCGTGGAGAAGCGGTGGAAGTCTTCGTTGTTCTTCGTCTGCGTGGTGCCGAGGTGGACGGTGTCGCCGTAGCCTGCGGAGGCGCTGGAGCGGTAGAAATCCCCAGGAGAGTTTGCCAAGGTGACCAGTGCCGCCATGCGGGTGCTGAAGGCGGAGCTGGTCGGCACAAGTCCTTCGATGGTGATTTTGCGCTGGTCGCCGTAAAGCGTGATGCCGACCTTCTCGCCGGTGTGATCGACGGTGATGCGCTGCTCGACCTCGAAGGCGTCGCTTTGCGACTGGATGATGAAGCCGGTCTGTGAGGACATGGCGAAGACGCCGTTGGTTCCGAGTTGGGTAGCAGCCATAA